TGAATTTCACATGGAAAACTCCACATATTGCTCATGCCTGTTGTAGGTGTTTGTCCTGTTGTAAAAGTTCTAACAGTTGCGGTAACAGTAGTCCAGCTTGGACCTTGTGGATAACTTGTTTGTGGAGGAATTCCAAACAAAGACCAAACTTTATTAGGGGCATGATCGCAAGATCCGTTCATAATATCTAAATTGGCAATAGAATCCCCAGTCAAAATCGGGCAAACTGCCACGCCTTCTCGAAAAGTTTTTCCTTGAACTGTTATGGTTTTTCCAGTAGGAATTGCAGCAGAAGCAGCACATAAAGCATATTCTTGATTTTTACAAATTCCAATGTTTGCTGAATGAGCATTTAAAGAAATAAAAAATAAAACAAAAAGTATTTTTTTCATTTTGCTACCTTTTCTAAAAAGTCGTATTGGTTGTAACAGGCTTCAAGGGCTGATCTGATTTGGTCTGCTCGGGCAGCTTCCCGGATAAGAAATTCTGAATCCTCGGCATAAAGGGTTGTCCCAGTTCCACACGCTGTAGCTTGGGGGGTTTCAATTGTGGGTCTGGCGGTGCGCTTGCGCAGCTGCACAAGAGCATTGGCAAGCCGAGTATTAATAGCGTTGATTTGGTCATTTTTGTCCTTTTCGATTTTATCTGCTGCTGCTTGGTGTTGGTTTTTGAGCTTTTGAGTCTCAAGCACTTGATCGGCTTTATAACGATCAAAGCGAGACGCTTCAAAGCTGTATCCAAGATACCAAGAAAATGCCAAAGCAGCTACTGCTGCAGCCAACTTGACGTAAGTAAGGATTGGCAATGGAAACATTACTTATTGTCCTGATCTTGATACCAACGAAACATTTGAACTGCAATTCCAATTCCCATTAACCATTTTCCATAGTTGTTTGGGTCAATTACGTTTTGCAATACAGAAAAATTGGTTTCTACATAACCCAAAATCGTCACAATAAATCCCAGCCACATGAGCTTAGATTTGTGAAGGGGCTTTCTCATTTTTTCTTAGCTACGGTCTTTTTTGCTGCTGGCTTTTTAGCTGCAGGTTTTGCAGAAGTTTTAACTGTAGGCTTTGCAGCATACTTTTTAACCGCTACTTTTTTAGTTGCTGGCTTACGCTTGACGGGAGTTTCAGCAGAATCTGCAACTGCTACAGGTGCTACTGATCTAGGTCTTAGTAGTGCTGCTATTTGCTTAAACATTATTTATCCACCTTTGTATCAAGTTTATCAAGAATCTTATCCAGTTTTTGAAATATCTGATTCGTAATGCTTTGAAAATCTTCACGCTTAACGTAATGATCTGATACTTTTACCTCAAGATTATTGATTTGTCTTGCCAAAGTAGATTGGTCTGCAACAATTTTATCTTGATTTTTAGATAGCTCTTTGGACCACCATCCGATTACACCGGAAGCTGCAGTGGCTAGAATGGCTATTGATGCAACTATTGCTGACCAATCCATGACGCTTATTCCTCAGCAGGTGTTTCAGCTTTAGAAGCTGGGTTCTTGGTTTTTACTGAAGCTAAAACTTTTTCAATAGCAAGAACTTCAGCAGGCATACTAGCTTCGATTTTATCGATCAATTTACGGATTTCTTGACGAACTTCTGAAGACGCATTGATTAAAAATTGCTTGATTGAAAACATAGTTTTTCCTTATTTTATGCAGCAGGTTCGGGGTTTACCGGGGCAGAAGGAGCCTCAGTAGCTTGAGCAGCCAAAGCTTGCTCTTGAATTTGAGGAATTGCTTGAATTTTGATCTTGTTTACAGTTTCTTCGATCAATTCCATTGGCAATTTACGCAAGCCAGCTACTACGGCTTCGACTTCGTTTACTTCTAAATTCAATGTAATACTCATGGTTTTTCCTTTATTAAACTTTAGTCCAAATTGCTAATGGTGCTGTTGGAAATACAATATTACCAGCCATAGGATCAATTGCATATTGACGAACTGCATTACGATAAGAAATAAATTCTGCTTGGTTAGCAAGATATGGATTGCTCATTGCAGGATTGCCTACATCTGCAGCGCTAGTCCAATCTGTTTGTGATAACAAATAAGTAGCTGTTGCTTTATTTTGGTCAGCAGTTGGTGGGTCAGGGGGTAAAGGATAAGAGCTTGTTACATTAATCCAACCATTAGCAATAGCTTCATTAACTAATTCTTGTTGTTCAGGCAATTCATAAGCATAAACTTCATCATTTTGATTTTGATAATATACATATTCCATAATTTTTCCTTACCTTAATTCAGACCAATAGAAATTACAAGCGTCATTGCTATAGCTACCTGCTATTACATAAGTTGAACCGTTAGGAACTACAAAAGAAATAATTTCACAGTTATTATTATCATTATCATGGCTTAAATAAGCTATTTGTACGCCACCAACTGTTACAGTTGCATTTTCATTTCGACCATATCCATGAATAACCATAATTGGATTGCCCGTAGAATTTGTATAAGTTGTACCATAAACTCTAGTGCTAGTTGTATATGTTTGCCATGTTTGACCAATACCAAGCCCACTTGAAATATATCCGTTCGGATTGGTTGCATTGTAAGGAGTAAAACCAAGAGCAGAAGTTACGTCTCCTGCATTCAAAGTAACTGCGCCAACTCTACTATTAAAGCTTGATACAGCAGCTATAGTAGAGAAATAAATATTTACGCCGTCACCATAAATAATTGTCGATTGATTATTATTAAGGGTAATACCTGTTCCACTAGCAGTTTTTATTTGAAGAGGAAATCCACCGGTAGTATTATTAACCACGACCCAATCGCTTTGGAAAGTAGGCATAGTTATTACGCAAGTACTGGTTATAGTTCCAGTAAAACTAATAATAGGATAAGCAGCCTCTAAATTAGTTACGGTAAAACTAGTTCCGGATATAGGAACGGAAGTTAAGCCGTAAAATGCCGTAGGAACCCAACCAGCACCACCGCTATCAGGATTGTTGCTATTATTTTCAGAAGTGCTAATCCAAAATCCTACACCCGTAGAACTTTGAATAATTGCTCCTCTAGGATAACCGCTTACTGCAGTAGCAAAAGTGGGGTCAAAAGGAAAAAACCCTCCGGCTTCTTGCCATTGTTGGATAGCAGTAATCTCATTCAAAATACCATTAAAATCTCCCCCGAAAGGAGGAACGCCTCCGGAACTAATAGGGGAAAATGTATCCGGAGGAAAGCCATCATGAAGGGAAGCACGACCATTGGTAATACCAATTTGGGAAGCTACTGGTATTGTGTTGACGTATCCCGAACTTGCTGCGTACGCAAAAGGTAAAGGGATTTTTGAAGGTATGTTAGTACTTTGCATATTTAGTCCTATATATATACGAGAGTTGCGTTAACGCCAGCAGGTCTTGGGAAAACCCCTGAGTTGGTAATAATTGCTATTTGAGCAGCGTTGGGATGAAAGTCTAAATAGTATTCAAATGCCATTCCCCCTAAATCTACTACATAAGCATCGCCATAAGGATCAATACCATTATTGGAAGCAAACTCAGCTCTTAATAATGCGTTAATAGATGGTATAGAAAGATTGGAAATATTAGCTACGGCTTTAACCATAATCAATTGTCTGTATTGATTGTCTGTTAAAGCAAAGGTTGTTGTTGCTGGTACCCCAGAAGCAAAAGGAGCTTGATTAAATGGTTGTGGACCAGTAGTTGCAGTCGGGGCAGTATAGGCTTCATCAAATCCTAAATAGTTAGAAGCAGAAACTTGTAAATATCTCGATACCCCAACAATTTGCCCCCAAACATCTAAACCATATCCGTTAGCCGTATTAACATCCCAAATATTTACATAAAAATTAGCAATATCAGTAGCAGGATCAACTGCACTATTGTAAGAACTAAGCAAACCGTCAATCGTTGGAGAATCACAATATTGACTTAATATGGTTTGTTGCCAAAGAGGAATGACTTCTACTGTTGGTTTTGGGGCTATTTGCTTATTTGCAAAAGAAGCAAAAGGCGAACCTGAAAAGGGAACTAATCCGTACATAAGTTATACCAATGCCACCGCAATATTAGAGGCTGAAAGGGTTGGCAACTGATCTATGCCGAATGCAATCGATAAGGTGCTTGGGCTTGCGCTAAGACCCAAATACACCTCAATGACATTCACCGCAGAGCTAATTGCATTGATATTTGCATAATATCGACCTGAATACGTTGTCGAATTAATCGTAACTGCAGTGCCTCCGTCTTGACCGTTAAATGATTCCAAAACAGCATTTTGGACAAGCTGGACAATATTTGAAGGCAACAACGGATTATTCTGAATATTTACAGTGAAATAAGCAGGTGATGATGTTGGAGTCAAATAAGTGACGGTATAAGGAATTGGGCTTGCGTAAGTATTGTCATAAACGGTAACAGTTGTATTGCCGTTGTATCCGCAGCCCGGTGGTTTTTTATTCCAAATAGCAGTGGCAATCGCTGAAGACGTACCGCCAGCCACGCTAACGCAAATAGAATGCGCTGCCAATGGATAGCTAGTGCTGCCATAGTTTACGGTTGAATTGGTTGAGTTATCAACAACTACGGCTTGCAATACGTTCGGAACCGCTAAAACGGCTGCCTGAATAGACTGAATAGAATTAACGGCATTTACTGCAACGCTTGCTTGTCTACGGAATTCAAAGGCTGCTCGAGATTCAACTGCATTGCCAAGAGCTCCAGCAGCAGAGTTTGAAACAGTATTCCAGCCAGCAACTGCCGTATATATTTTATTAAGCGAACCAATAGGGCAAGCAATCGCTCCAGTAGTTTGATTTTGAAATTCAACTGTTACGCTACCACTGGAGGGAATTGTGGCTGCAGCAGTAGAGGCATAAAGGTATCCGCTAGTATCTTGAGCAATAGAACCCAAAGGAATAACTGTACCAACTGCACCTACGCAAGTTGCATTTACTACGGTTCCCGAAGCTTGAATTCGGGTCATAAAGTAAATGTAACCAATAGCATCTTGCCAAATACCCGAAGCAAAAGCTGGGTTTACTTGATTAGCAATATAAGCAATTTGATTGTTTTTATCGCCAATAATTGCCGTTTCAGTTTGAGCTAACTGACCTTGAGGGGTCGTAAGACCGGGGTTTACGCCACCACCAAAAGCTGCATTGATGTCAGCTTGAACTCCAGCCAAAATATCTGCTTCTGCTGGCAGGACGGGTGCGCCATTGGTCCATGTAATTGACGGTACGTTAGTGCTCATTTATCCTCCAAAAGCCACATTATTTGCGACTCCATCCGTATCTATAATTTGAATTTGCCCAGCCAAAGAACGATTTTGGAAGGACGTAAAAGTTGCTTGAGCTGCAGCTACGTCAGGAACCGTTAAAGCTGCATCCTGAAGTTTTTCAGCTACATATTGCAAGGGAGGAAACCCCCCAAGAATTTGCTGCCAATAGGGTATTCCCTGAGTAGTGTCGTACCAGCATTCGCCTAAAAATGTACGAGTAACTGAAGCCACGTCTTGCGCTATTGCATAAGGTGCGCCAGCTAAGGCAATGTTTCCATTGAGATCGAGAACCAAATCCCAAGCAGTCTGATCTAGCAGTAAGGTATTGTGAATTATCGTCATACTGGTTGCCCCGTATTGCTTCCACCAGATTGAACGCCAGAATGAACGTGAGTGTGGAGGCTCGTTCCCTGACCTTTAACATCACCCGTTGCCGTAAAGGATCCAGTATGGGACCAAGTACCGCTTGAGCTAATGTTTGGTGCAGTTATTGTAACTTGAGTAGGAGAAAGTATGGTAATTCCTGAGCTATTAAATTGGATGTATTGCGTAGGGGCTGCGCCAATAATGGTCATCAAATAAACCATATCAGACATATCATTTTTACGGTTAGAGCCGGGAGCTGCAACTGCGCCAGTGCTTTTTACCGTTGAAATGTCTCTATCGCAAACTGTGCCTATACCAATATCACCGACAACTGGATCAAGAATTACACCATTTGATCCACCTTGAATTCGCATATATGGGACATTGTGAATAATCCCATGAGCCCAAGCCTGACCATTACCGTCAACTGCGCTGACCAAAGGCTGAACGTCAACATGACCAATAGCTGAAACGCCACCGCTATTGCTAACTGCAACAACTTTTACTGGAATTGCAGTTCTAAGACCCGATAAAGCAGATCGGACAATAAAGTCCATGCGCCCCACGTCTGAAGCATTATCTGCCGGGACGTGATTAGTTTGAATTGGTTGATTAGTTCCTTGGGACATATATTGCTGGACTTAATTTAGAAGTTGTAAACCAAGGACCGTCAGGGGTTAACGTACTTAATTCATGAGTCGCATATTGAACTGGAAACTGTCCATTTGCTTTAGGAAGTCCTGAAGTCAGGTTGATTGTCCTGCCAATAGCAATAATTGGATTGAATTCAGATCTAACAGTAAATCCAGCCTCCCAATAATAAGGATAGCCAATAAGCCCAGTTTCAGGACTTAAATCAACAATAATGTCATCTCTTACTCCACCATTCGGGAAAATTGTGATTGAATTGTTTTCAATAATCAAAGGCAATGAAGCATTTCTTGCAACAGTTTGTATTTGATCGATCAAAGATCCTGACAAATATTGATTTTGAAGTACCGCATGAGCTCCTTTGGGATTATTAAAAGTCCAATCGGAGCCAAGCAAATTAGTTAATGACGCAATAATATCTTCTGCGTTTTGAGCACCTTGATAGGTATTTGGCGCAGAAGGAGCTCCTTTATTGTTATATCCAGCCACTGCAGCACAAACAAAGCTAACCTCGGGCAAATTTGATAAATCAATAAAGCTAGAAATCAAAGTCCCCGAAAATACTTGGTTGAGAGTACCGCCTTGATTTCCAGCAGAAACTGTTACGGCTTGATTTTGAATCGCTACCATATTTGAGCCAGTGCTTGAATATTGGTTCATCTGATCCAAAGTCATTCCATAAACTTGCATTTGAAGCTGTCCAAAAGCATTATTTCCACCGGGATTTGTAATGACGGCTGAACACCTCAAGCCTTCCAAAATCAAAGGCTCTGCATCTTCACTGGAAAATGTCAGGTTTATCTGACGGACTGCAAAGGTCATGATTGATAAATTAATTGGTAACGAGAACCTAAACCAGTGTAATACGGGTCATCTGTTCCCTGAGTGTCAAAAAATGCCAGTTGACCTGAAAATCCGTAGTAAGCTTCACGAATCAAGCCTACTAAATTTAGGCAAATTACGGAATTTACGCAAGGATTGTTATTGACAGTCATGTCAAAGTAAAGTCCATTGCTTTTTTGAGATAGGCTAATAGCACAACTTTGACCATTTAACTGAATGGTAAATTTTTGAGCAGCAACGGCAATAATTGGAATTGTCTGAATTGTCATTTTATTCCTATGCCTGATACTGAAGAAGCGTTAAATGATCCAAAGCTTCCTTTAGGAGTATTTGGAGAAAGCTGACCAAGGCTAGTGCTACTTGCTCCCGAAGGGGAAGCAGTAGGAACCACTGGTTGCTGAGCAATTCTGATCTCTTGAAACCATAATTGAGCAATGATTAAAGTTGCCCCTTGTCTTGCTTCTCTGCGATAGTCAACATGAATAAGGTTGCAGCTTTTATAAGTACCGTTCGGAGTAACCACGCTGCAAAGAGTCAAAGAGCTTAAAAGCTTTTCAATCGCTGCCAAAAACGTTTCCTTGCTCATTTTCCCATTACCGCTACACGA